AATGTTAAAAATAAAAAAGAGGTTTCTAATATATAAAGAAATAAATAAAAAAATTTAATAAAAATATGTTTATATATTTGAAAAACTTTTTAAATCTATATTTCCAAAAAATTCTATGTTCTCTATTTTTAACACCTCATATGAGAAAACTTTAGTCATAATTGAGTCATTCCAATCAAATGAAAAATATATTGAATTATCTGGTATCACCTTTGCTTTCATTTCAAAAACAATTGTTTTCCAATCCGAGGCATATTTCCTTACTAAAACTGTTTTTGCGAAATCATTTAGAATATCTGGAGATGAACTTCTTGAGAATTTTAGCTCTTTTCTACTCTTTTCCTTTGAACTTTTACCTTGTTTGAAAATCCATTCATAATGCCATTTTGAAACTGTTAATGCTTCATCATCTAAAAAAGTGGCTGAAATTTTATTTTTGTTGGCTAAGTTTTTGATAAAAAATATCTTATCTGAAAATATGTTAATCTCTTCATAATTTAAACTCCCCAAATCTAAAGTAATATCTAAAATTGGAGTTGTAGTTGAACCATTTGCCAGTGTGACAGTGTTTAAAATATTATCATCTAAAAACTTGAAGTCCCAATAACTAGAGCTTGCAGGAGCTTTCATAGCATAGTTTGAAAATTTTGTTGAACCCATATTTAACTCCTTAAAAATCATGATTTACACTATGAGTGCTCTAGGAGCACCCTTAGTTGGTTTAAAACCTTTTTTATTTTATATCAAAATCTGAAAATGATATTGTTAAAGTTATCTCCGATGGCATTCCATCAGCTTCTGGAAATGTTAATGAGTCATCAATTGCAGAGACGATACAACCCTTTAGGGTATATGTTCTTGAAACATCTCCATCTGCATTTTTCATTGACTCCAAAACTACAGTACCAGCTGGTTTGTAATCCTTTTTAACACCATCTTTGGTCTTTAACTCTACATTGTTCCATATGGATTTTCTCATTTCTGAGTCCATATTCTCTATGATAACTATAGTAATTTCCCCAAATGTGTTACCATATTTAGGGAACTTTAAAATTTTATTCCTATAGCTTACTTCGTGCGTTTGCATCTCAACTTTTGGTAACCCATCAACACTTTTTATTGCTTTATTAATAGCAAGGTCGCCGATAGAACCAATTTTCCATATTTCACCAGTTAAAACTGATTTTATATTACCACTTATTGTAGCATAATCATATCCAGCCATATCTTTCCTTTATATTTTTATCTTTATATATTTACTAAACCAAAATCAAAGCCCTTAGAAGTAACAACAACTTGAGAAACGATTTTTTCCATTGATGTTTTAGGGCTGAACATAATTCTGAAAACTCCCTCTCTGTTACTTACATTGCTATCGTTTGTAACATCCAATATTTGGAAATCATAAACTGCTTTTGCTATTGAGTCCTCAAACCATTTGTTAAGTTTAAAGATAATTATATCTCTTGACTCACTATCATTTAATTGAAATGTCTCATATTTCAAGAACGCTTTTAAACCAGTTTCAATTAAAATCAAAAGCATTCTAATATGTCTCATTTGAAGATAACTAGGCATAGTTAGCATAGTTTCATTTCCCCAAATAGCAACACCATCACCATCTTCATATTTCAAACAATTTATCTGATGTTCATCATTAAGTAAATCAATCTCACCTTGTTTTAGTTTCTGTACTAAATCTAAAACTAAAATTTTACCATACTTCCACCCAGCTGCTGGCATCCACATCACAACGCTTCTCTCAACAAAGGCTTGTTTGCTCGCAGCAAAGGCTTCAGGCGACACCCACACTTCCATTTGATTATATTGGTCATAAATTTTCACGTGTGGAGTAAAAATACCAGCCCAACTTGAATTTATACCAGTCTTATTTCTATAGTCTATAATATCATTCACATAATTTACACTTAATTCAGCATTAATATCTGTAGATAGATATACAAAACAAGTCATAATGTCTTCTGCTATTGTAACAAGTTTTTGAGCATAAGCTGGATAACAAAAACCACCATCTAATAATAATTGGAATTTAAATCTTGAATGGTTTAAAGTGTCTGCTGAAACCATCAAATCACCTATAGTTACTGCTGAACCACAATTTCCACCTCTTAAGTTATTTACACCAGCATCTATTAAACTTCCACTTGCACCAGCTAAAATAAAATCACAAGGAGCTTCATATCCTAAATAAGCCTTTTCCAATTGTGTTATAGCAAAATATTGCGTATGGTCATATCTTAAAACTGTTGTGTCATTAGGTATTTTGTTAGCTTTGATTTTTCTATCAAGTTTTATAACCTTGTTATTATTTACATCTGTTGTAACATCTAAAATTTTATATTCTTCAGGGAAGCCCTCGAATTTAATTCTATTACCTAATTTGAAAACACTATTTTCACTCACCATTATCTCAACATCGCCTAAAATTACATCCTCTTCAATTTTAACACTTGTTGGTTTTATTGGTGAAAAAATATCAATTGGGTCTTTTCTCCACAAACTGTAATTGTTTGTTAATGGATTATTTTTAACATTCTTATCATCAACATTTGCTGAATTTACTTTTACACCTATATAAGCTGATTTTCCGTTTATAACTGACTCAATATAAAGCTGATTTCCAAAACCATCTTTTTTATATTGCATTGAACAATGGAATTTTTCTCCAGTTGTTACGCCATTTTTATATACTTCTAAATGAAAGGCGTCTTTTATCTTTGAGTCAGAAATTTTTAATTCAATTTCATTTCCCCATACGCCTTGATTTATTGAATGTACTAAAAATATATCTCTTTCTTCAAATTCAGAATGAGTCATTTTATAAGCTCTATACGTTGTATAAGCAACAAGTGGTTTATCTAAAGTTACCCATTTTTGAGTTTCTTTGTATAAATCTTTAGAAATCAACTTTGTCTCGTCTTCTGCTGTTGTTAGTCCTGAACCCAAAGCAATTATTTCACCATTTTTGATATAATCAGAATTTGTGACAATTAATTGAGTGGAAGCTTTTATACTTCTTACCACGAAAACTGGGTCTTCAAATACTTTATATGTTCTCTCCATCAAAGTGACGGCATCTTTTGCTGTTGCTACAAGTGTTTGGGTACTAGCTAAAGCAAAAACGATTTTATTATTGTTAGCATCAACGCTCTCAACTACATATTCCTTGCCATCAATTTTTAATGTATGTTTAGCAACAATCCCATTTACCGTATTGACTTCTATTGTTTTATCATCAATTTTACTCACCACTTCAACATCACTAAAAGTTGCATCTAATTGTTTTAAAGTTTTCTCAGCTATTGTTACCAATCTCACTGGTTCAGCTTTATCTGCAGTCAATGCTTTATTCAATGTCAATAAATCATAATTTATTGTTTTTTCCTCTAAAGCTTCTATTTTATAATTAGCACTTTTATCAAATGGTACAATATGAATTGGAAAATCTTTTGATAAGTCCATTTCTAAAGCAAATTCCAAAGTTATAATATTCTTTGTAAAATCAACTGCTGATATTTTTAGATTTGTGTTAAGTATCTCTATATTTTGCCCAACATTACAAAAAGAAGTATCATTGACTGTTATTGTTTTTGAGCCTTTTGAAACTGCTGTTTTTACATATATAGTTGGTGTAAAACTTACGTTATCACCCTTTTCCAAATCTGCAAAGCTAAAAACTTTCATCTCTTTAGATTTTAAAACTGATTTCATTATTCCAATATCTTTATATTCATATTCTCTATGAGTACTATAAGATGAGAAATTATATGCATCTAACTCGTGTTGTGTTAAACCATCTAAAGGTTCTAAAACTTTTTGCGGAACATAATCTGGGTCAGGAATAACATTTGAAGCTGGTATTGCATCAATTTTACTTCTCACTAAAGCACAAGGGTATTTTGGGTCGTTTCCACTTAATTTCCCTTGTTTAGTGTTATGAGCACTCCTAACTACATACATTGGTCCACCATATGTAAGATATGTTATTGCTGAATATTCTGAGACACCTCTACTTGGATGTGGTTCTCCGTATTTCGCAATGTATTGTTCTACATCCGTAATAAATGTGGGTACATTTATTTCACCTTTTGAAGAATTTACAACTATCGACGCCTTTATTCCAGACATTGCTGGTACAAAGCTCGAGAAGTCGTATTCTTGTACAATTACTTTTCCAGCCATATTTTATCCTTTTACTGTTATTTTTGCTATTCCATCTAATTCTTTTTTAAGAGTTTCCACTCTGTCTTTTGGTATTGAGATGGTTTCTGTTCCACCCTTTCCCAACACAATCGTATCATCTGTTTTTTTATTTCCATCAACATCAATAAAGATATTATATGGTTTCAAGTTGAAAATTGTAACTTTTTTCAAATTTTTTCCTTTTTTCTAATTTTCAATTTTAATTATAACTTCATCATTTATATTTAATATTCTTTACATATATATTTATAAATCCCTTAAGAAATTTTTCAGGTTTTATCTTTTTTAGAATTTATCAAAGGCTCTGAAAATTTTATATTATTATCTTTTGTTTCAACTGTTGCAACTAATTCGTGTGGTTCTTTATCTAAATCAAATTTAGTATTTTCTCCAAATAAAATTAATTCAAAGTTTTCAAATTCTGTAAAATTCAATATACCAACTGAAGTTTCTTCACTAAAAGGTGACATAACCATACCACTTATTTTCATCGAAAAGGAGACATTGTAAATATTATCAGCTAAATTCTCATCTAATTTTTCAGCACCTCCTAAATCTCCCATTTCAATAGAATAGCTAAAAGGTATTTCAAAATCTTTAATTTTTAAAATGAAATTTAAAGACTTTTGTTTTCTAATAATAAAATTAAAAATAAATTCTATTAATTCTTCGTTATTTCTTCCTCTGGAAATTAAATTGAAATCATATTCCCATTCAGCCAAAATATATTCTTTTTCAAAACCATTTCCAGTTTTATTATTTACTGCAGTTAATTTCTTTGGAAGCCCTGATGAACCAAATATGTCACTTTTATTAATTGTGGAGGTTCTTCTATATAAAACAATAGCTGATTTTGTATTCTTTGAAGCTTTATTCCCTAACTCTTGAATTTTTGTATCTATATATCCTGTTTTAACTTCATTTTCAAAATAATTAAAAGAAACGGCAAATCCATTTTCTTTTAGTGGTTTTTCTAGTTGTTTTAAAAAAGCAACTTCTATTGGTTCTAATAACGATTTCATTTTTATCCTTTATAATTATCCCTTATAATATTATTTCAACATCATCAGGAACTCTAACTTTTATTTCATTTGGTTTATCATCCGTTTTTTCAATATCCTCTAAATTAACACTTTTAGGAGTTTCTGGCGTATTGTCCATTCTAAATACTAATCTATCCACCGACGCGTCCTCTTCAGCATATAGTTCAGTTTGTGTTTCTTCAATTTCTTCAGCTTCTTCAATCTCTTCATCACTTTCAATTTCAATTGAAGATGGTGTTAAAATCCATTTCAAAAGGAAAGTTTGTCTATCACCTTGTAAAGCTTCTATGTGAGTTATAACATATTTTTCCTCACCGTGTGCTGTTTTTAATATGACTAAACTTCTTTTTTGTATAATTGTAAGATTATCATCTGCAGGAAGATAACATTCCAATTCTTCCTCTCTCATATCAAATGATTTAAAACCAGCACTAGGAGCAACATTTTGAATATAATTAGTTATTAGTAATTTTCTAGTCACTATTGGTTCATCATTATATTTAATGTCACCGTGTTGTATTCTACCATCATATTGGAGAGGTAAAAATACCTCGCATTGAATACCGTACATTTTTTCCAAATTTGTAATTGTGTTACCTACAATACCTGAAAAATTTATAGAATTTATTAGTTGCATATTTTACCTTTTGTCAGGAGATTGTAACATTCTATTTTTTGCCCCAACCAATTTCAACACATATGTTCGCATAGCTTTCCCAAATTTTTTATTTGTTAAATTCATATACATACTTTCCGCACCCTCTACTGTAAAAACTGGAATGAAAGCAATAATTTTATTATTTCCCGAGACTAACTCAAAATATAAATCATTATCGTTCCCGACATTAAAATTCATAGATAAACGCCCACCAACCTTTGCTGATAATAATCTTCTCATCGTTTTCTCCCCTTATATGACTATAGCTTCCCACCAAGATGAATTTTCCTCTTTTAAGTTCTCTAATGCATTTTCAAACATTTCTTTACCATCTGAATAGAGTTCAGACGCATCATTTCCAAAAGGTAATCCGTCCAAAGTAAATGCTTTTCTCGCACCTCCAATATACATTAAATACAAGCCCTGACACATTTCTAAAAAATACTCATCTTCAAAGGTAATATCTTCTAAAATTGGACGAACTATAAAATCAACTGAAAATGTACCACCAACCATTGTCCATAATGTGTGCGTTCTTGTGTTATATTCCCAAGAAGTGCTTGGAAATGGTTCTATATTAAAAGCTGGATTTAAAATAAAGAAATTTCTAATATTCTGTATTTTTCTCCCATCAATTTCTTTTATTTTCATTTGATAGTTTTGTTGTTTAATTTCAAAACCAGTTTTTTTATAAACAAAAGGCTTATAATTCCCATAATACATAAGGGCTTTTTTCACTATACCATCAAGAACTGGACGTTTTACTTCTATATTTTCATATCCCAAGAAAAATTGATTTGAACCCAAAAATAAAAATTCATCTAATTCTTCAATAGTCATTGTGTTTCCTTAATTCAAAAATTCGTTTGTACTTCGTTAGTACTTCGTTAGTACTTCGTTTGTACTTTGTTAAAATCATGATTTTTATTATAAGGCTAAAGAGCCTTATAATTTTTATACTAATTTTTTATAAAGGGCTTCGCCTTTTGCTTCTTTTGAAACTTTTTCTAATTTGTTTCCACCAATTAGAGTTTCATAAAGACGTGGTCTTTTTTTGTTTTTAACACTCTCAGATTTTTTATCGTCATCGTCATCAAGAATATCATCGTCATCATCGTCATCATCTAAATCATCATCTAAATCATCTTCAGAAATACCAAGTTTTTCAAGTTTTGCTTTTACTTTTTCAGCTATGATTTTTTTCAATTCAGCATCAACTTCTTCAACTTCATTTTCATCAAGGATTATTTTACCTCTAGTAAAGTCTTCTAAAATCTCATCTTTATGGTCTTCTAAAATTTCATCTTTACATTCTTCTAAGATTTCATCTCTTAGTTCTTGCTTAGTTTGTCTTTCAACTTGAGAAATTATTCTGTTACCCTCGTCCTCAGTTAATAAAATTTTATCACCAACAATCTCATCTTTAAAAGCTTTTTCAACTTCTTCAACTTTTGAGTTTGCAATAACCAAATGTTCATCTTTGAAATCTTCTAAAAATTCATCATAAGCATCTGATAAATGTTCCTCTAATTCTTTTACACTCATAACTATTTGTGAATTTTCTTCAATTATGTCTTTAGCGTCTTCAAATGTAAATTCTTTTTTTACTTGATATCCTAAACCCTCTAAAACTTCAATTGCTTTATTAATAGAAAACTCTTCACTGAAATTTTCTAAAACTGCTTTTCTCTTATCTGTAATCATATTTTTTCCCTTTTAATTTATTTAATAACTATTTTTTTAGTATGAACTTCTATCTCAAGAGTTTCATCCATTTTTTCTGCAAGTTTTGCCATTTGTTCAAGAACATTATCTTCGCCTAAAATTTCAAGTTTATCTTCAAAAACTTCTATTTCAGTAAAATCATTATCTAACCTTTCAGCAAGATTTGTGAAATCTCTTTCCTTAACTTCTTCAGATTTACTTGATTGACTTGATTGGTTGTCTTGGATTTTCTCGTTACTTATTTGATTGATAGATATTTTTCCTTGCTCTATGACTTCAAAATCATACTGACAAAAAAGCGATTTTAACACCATAAGTAGCGTTTGAGTCCCAACAGTTGTAACCGTTATTACATCACCAGCTTTTTCAGCACCATAAATTTTTAATACATCATCTAATGATGGAGAGAAATTCTCTTGCTTTATGTCTTGTTTTTCTTCACCTATCATCAACACACCATTGTCTTCTTTTAACGGAACTCCTAAAGCATCTGTTAATAATTTTATTTTTTCTAATTTTTCTTTCATAATTTCCCTTTTTAATATAAAGTTTTTACGCTTTATTTTATTTATAGTCACATCTTATTTACAGATAGATTATATCTATAAGTAAGTAATTTTTTTATACGCATAGATATAAGCTATGAGTAATAAAAATACTTTTTACTCATAGATACAAAATTACTTAGTCTTTTTAGTTTTTACTTCAGCTTCTTTTTTAGTTTTTACTTCAGCTTCTTTTTTAGCTTTTGCTTCAGCTTCTTTTTTAGCTTTTACTTCAGCTTCTTTTTTAGCTTTTACTTCAGCTTCTTTTTCAGCTTTTACTTCAGCTTCTTTTTCAGCTTTTACTTCAGCTTCTTTTTCAGCTTTTACTTCAGCTTCTTTTTCAGCTTTTTCTTCAGCTTCTTTTTCAGCTTTTACTTCAGCTTCTTTTTTAGCTTCTTTTTCAGCTTTTGTTTCAGTTGTAGTTTCATCCATATCGTTAAATGTGTCTGAAATTAATTTTTTCAAATCAACGCCATCTTCAACTGTGATTATATCACTAACAACATCCTTTTTATAAGTTACTAATAAATTACCATTTAAACTCAAAACTTTTCCAGTTTCTTTTATTTCTAATGAACTGTTATAAGATATAATATCATTATCACAATAAGAAAATTTTAGAGATTTTTTTGGAGATAAATTTAATATTTCACCATTTATTTTTATTATTTCTAAAACATCTTCTGAAATATTTTTTGCTTCCATTTCTTTATAAAACATACATTTTTTCCTTTTTTAAAAAATAATTTGTGAGAGGAGGTTCTCCTCTCAATAAAAATTATCTATTTTTCAACTATTTCTATTTTAGTCATCAATGTTCCTATTGGAGCATCAACACCAGCTTGTACCGCAACACCTTTTTGTGATTTAAGTGGATTATGGTCTTGGCCATCCATCATATTTGTCACATAAAGAGGTAAATATGGAGCATAAATTACTGGCGAGTCAAAGAAACTTGAACCTTTTGAAATTAAAAGAATTTCATTATCAGGCATTGCTAAACTTCTTATTATAACTCTATTGTCTAAATTACCGAAATAATGTGTTCCTAATATAGCATTTTTGTCTCGTACACCCACAAATCCCGCAAGAGTTGATATCATTGATGCGGCTTTTGAGCCTACTACAAGAATATTCGCACCACTCATTCTACCAGCATTTTTAAGGATTTCTCCCTCTGCATCTGCTAAAGCATCAAGAAATGTTAATTTATGTTCTGTGTAACCAACATTTGTAGGAGATGTTTTATTCCATATAGTTTTCCCCACACTCGCAGCATAGGCAGCCACAACGGTTGCATTAGAAGTTTCAGCATTTATTTCTTGAACCAAATCTTGAGCAATTATTTCATCAGGATTAGTTCCAAATCTTTTACTCATAGCGAATGATTTAAATAAACCAACTTCACTTCTTAGTGCAAATGTTCTAGCCTTGATTACTTTAGAAGTATATTCAGTCCCTATAGTAGGTATCTCTTCCATATCTTCAAAATCAGTTGCATATGTTACATTTACTTTAGCATCTTGGATTGGTGCAACATTCAAATCTAAAACAACATCTCCATTGTTATAATCAATTGTACCTTTTGAAACGCCAACACCAACCAAGTTACCCTCACCATCATCAATAGCTTTTACTTTCGTACCAACTACTTCAAAATTTACTGAACGTTTTAAAATTGGTCCATAAGATAATTTACTTGAAAATTTAGTAACAGTACCATCTCCAGTTGCGAAAAGCTCACCTTTTATATCTGCACCAGCAAATTGAGAGCCAAGTTTTTCTCTTCCGTTAATAGCAGATGCTAATGTTTGTCCTTTATCAACACCACCTCTTTTAGTTCTTGAAACAACATTTTTATACCATACAGTACCTTGAATTTCATCCATTGGTTGAATAGACGCAAACATAGGTATTACTGAAGTTGTTGCTGATGCTGCGATTACATCTAAAGCCACGTTAGGTAAAACACCTAAATCACTTTGACCACCATTAGCCTCTACAAAACTTTGCCATTGAGAATAATTATCCAATTGCTTACCAAAAGAATAAAAATCTTCGCTCACCAAACTTCTTGATTTTCCTAATACAGATTTACTTTCATAAAAGTCCATATACTCTCTATATTTTGTATGTAATCTTGCGGCTTCTCTTTCTATTTTATTGTTTTCCATAAAATTTCCCTTTTAATTTTTTTAATTTGTCTAACTTGTCTTAATTATTTAACTTGTCTAACTTGTCTTAATTATTTAACTTGTCTAACTTGTCTAAACTTGTCCAAATACATTTCCTTTTACAGTAAGAAAAAACTGAGATTTAACTTTCCCAAGTTGTCTAAAAATAAGTAAAGCATTTTTTGCTACTTTATTATTTTACATATATTTATATTTATAGTTACAGATTGACGAGCCTTTTAAGTAATATTTTTTCCTTTGGTTGTACAATCTCCTCCCTTAAATCAAAATTATTTATTTTAGATGAAGTTCCATTTATTTTTTTATATCGCTCTAGTTGATTTTCCGCATCACTCTTATGTAATTTAATAAATTCTTTAACTATTTCCTCTGGAACTCTAAATTTCTCAACAAAATATTTAACTTTATAGTCTTTTTCATTATTTTCTTGTTTTTTAAGTTGTTCAGTTTTGGTTAATTTTTCTTTTAAATCTTCTATCTCTTGATATTTTTCTTTTAAATTTTCTTTAAGTGAAGTTATCTCATTAGCGTCTTCCTTAATTTCAGTTCTTTTTTCTTTAAGTGAAGTTATCTCAAATTCCCTTTCCTCTAGTTGTTTTCTCAACTCACTATTTGTATTTTGAAGCTCACTAATTGCGTCTAATGAGTGGGTTTCCTTTAAAGATGGTATTTTTGAGATTGTTTCAAGCTCTTCATCCAACTCGTTATTTTTAATTTTAAGTTCTCTTATCTCTTTTTTAAAAGTTTCTTTTTCCACATCAAATTTTTCTGAAAGTTTTCTTTCAAAAGACTTCCTTTCCCTTTCCAAATCTAAAAATTTTCTTTCAGACATTGTTAATGCGTCAATTGACTTTGACTCGCTTAAAATCACTTTGTTTTCTAGCTCTTTTATTAATTTTTTATCTTTTAAATTTTCAGCTTCCTTTTTAGATAAAATTTCACCTAATTTTTCAGATATTTGTTTTGTTGTTATAAATTTATTTATAGAGTTTTGTGAAGTTTTCTTTAAATCTTCAATCTTTTTTGAAATATTTTCATTTTCTGATTTAAGTCTATCAACTCCAAAGATTTTTTCCAAAATTTTATCTGTGTCGAATTTATCTAATTGCTCCTGAAGTTCTTTTTCATCAGAAGTTTCTGGAGATTTTTCATCAGAAGTTTCTGGAGATTTACCAGAATTTAACTCTATTATTTTTAATATATAATTACAAATTTCTCCTAAGCTCTCATCAAATTCATCAGCTAAAATTTTCTCACAAAAATCTTTTATCTTATTAATAATTTCTTTTGAAAAAATATCCTTTTTTGATAACATAATAAAATCTTCATACTCTTTTATGTATGTGATATCGTATTTAAGAAGTTTTAAGAGCAAATCTATATAATTAACAAATTGTTTAAAAAACTTAAAAGTTGTTTTTTCATCTTTATTTGCTAAAGCATCAAAGGTAGAAAATTCATCAGTTTCCTCTCTTAAAGTAGTTTCTTCAGTTAAAAATTTCACTTCATCTTTCATTGATTTAATTATTTGTAAAAGATTTTCTTTTGATAAGTTTTCGAGCTTGTTTTCCTTTGGAGTTTCCTCTTTGAATTTTTCTGCAAGATTTAAACTACATAAACCGTCAGAGCATTTAATATTTTTTGCTTTTAAAGTCATAGCGTCTTCTTTAATGCTCTCAACTAAACTTACATCAGTTTCTAAAAATCCTGGATTTATGACAAAATCAATGCTCTCTAATTCAAAAGCGTTTTTTTCTAAAACTTTAAATTTCTTTCCGTCTTTGATTTTTACTTCTTTTGAAAATTCCCCAAATGCTCTTGTTGAAACATAAGGCTTACTTCCACTTTTGAAAATTGTGTTTAATATTCTACCAGCTGGTGTGTCTAAAATTTCAAATTCAACAATACCGATTTTATCTTTGTATTCTATTTTGGAAACTTTCGCAGCAGTTGCACCACTAGATAATAATTCATCAAGTGTATATTTTTCTGGATGCCCAATACAAGCAAACATTAAACCTCTTTCTAACATATTTTTGGTGTGCGGATTTCCTAGAGCATTTTCCCACAATTCAGTTGGGTAAAATCTGCCATTTCTACTATAAGCGTCACCAAAAAAACTTTTCCCTACTATCTTTCCTATTATCGACTCATTGTGTTTTGTATTGCCACTCTCAACAACAATTTCTGAGTTTTTCACATCAATTGGTGAATATTCACAATCCCAATTTTCAAATAGTTTTTCTTTACTCATATATCATCCCTTAGGTTTCTAAATTTTTTAATTTTGTTTTTTCTTTGGTCTTTACTTTTATTTATAGTATCAACAACACCCAAAACAATATTTGGAGCAACTCCTAAATCCCCTTGTCCACCATTAACATCACCAGAAGTTTCACCTGAAGAAGTTTCCTCTACAATTTTATTTATTATTCTCTTTAACATTTTACTCCTTTAAAGTGGAAATTTTGGATAAACTGGATTTCTTTTCTCAGAAATAGCTTTATAAAATTCTTTTTTACAATTCTGCACCCACATTATTCTTACACCTACTTTGAATAATTGTTCAAATGAATATCTTGTTACATCATTTTCATCAACTTGATTATCAATACATTCCTTTAAATCAACACCAGCTAAAAAATCTAATATCATTTGATATACTAAAACCCTTGAATTTGTAACGCCTTGCACCTCATTCATTGTCAAATAGAATGACTCATCAGCCACATCAGAAGCTTGTTTCCAAGGAGGGTAAAATGAATGAATAAATGCCATACACTCCTGTCCTCTCACTTCTAAATCTTCTGCTATTTTTCTTTTGAAAACAGCAGTTGCTAATTGTTTTTCATTTGGTATAGGTCTTTCATCATTCCAAATAAATTCTGTTCCATTTATTATTTTGAAATCTGCATTTGGAATAATACTTAATATTGCTTCAGCTTTTTCGTGTAAATCCATTATATAGTTACCTTTCTTTTAACACATAGATAATCCGAATATGAGTATCTTGCACTAGCGTCATTATACCAAGTTATTTTACCTAATGCATCAAATTTTAAATTCAAATAAGCGTATTTTGTCCAATCACCATTTGGTTCTGTTACAGTTGTTAAATCACAAGCCCACCAATCAGCAGAACCATCCACAACTTTAACTCCGTGTACTGCCATATTCGTTGAATTTAGAGGAACATATCTTAAACTCTTTCCCCAATTTTGTCCGTCTATACCACTATCGTGATGAATTCCGAGTGGTCCAAGACAGTTCTCCCCTAAGCTTATAATGTATCTTCTAGCAACATCATACTCCTCTTTTGTATGTGGACAAAATAACTCAAATCCCGCATCAATGGCTCTAGCATCTATTGTATCATATGAATAATTTATACCTTTACCACCTTTGATATACATAAACTCCTCTATGTCGCCATAATCTTGTTTTCTCACATCATCAACCACTTGTCTAATTTTATTATATTCATCGGTTTCGTTTAATATTGTCATAACTATCCTTTACTAATAATTTCATCAATATAATTAAAAATTTCAACAGAAAATAAATTTTCATCTATATGTTGTAATTCTAAATTAAATTTTTCCTTTTCATCATTTTTTATTTCTAATATATTATTACTTTTATTATTTAATTCTCTTAGAGTGTAATAATACATTTTTGGGTCGAGAAAAAATTCAAATAATTCAGATATTTCCTCTTTTATATCGGATTTCAAAACACCTGAAGTATAAGCTTCTGTTAAATTTTGTTTAAATAGCGTTGTACTTTCATTGAATTGTTGAAATATTTCCAAAAATTGACTTAAGGCTTCTATATCACTCTCATAAAATTTTAATTCCAACACCAAGTGTGTTTCAATACTATTTATACCGAATAAGGCATCTGTAATAACATCTAACCCAGCATTCTCTCTGAGTGCATTAAATCTACCAAGAGCCTTGTGAAAACGTTTCCCGTTTGTAGATTTGTGCCACTTTTTTATACCCTTTTTCAGGGTAGTTTTATTTCGTCTCCAATTATTCTTACCATCTCTTGATTTCTTTTTATCTATAGACTTTTTTACTAATTGAAGCTTTTTAATTATAGTTGCTTCATCCAATTCCATAGCTTCATAAATAATTTTATCACTTTCATCTTTAAATTTCATTATTCTTCATCCTCTTCATTTTTTGGTGTAAAAATAGTAAAACCAGTCAAATTCTCAAAATTTGTATTATAAAATTTCATTATATCTTCATAATTTAATTCCATATGTTCATTGTCTTCAAAGTCATCTACAAAGGATTTAAAATTATCCATCATTGAAATCATAATGTCAATATATTCTAATCTCTCTAAATCATCAGTGTTCAAAATGTTTAAGAAATTTATTTCAATATCTGATTTTACATAGTTATTAAACCCATTATTTCTTAAATGAATTAACATCATTGTTTGTAAGCCATCTTGGATAGCACCCTGTATAGATTTTAATTTCTTTGTATATCTGATATGGTCTTTTATCATATCACCTTTACTACCCTCTTCATCCAAAATTGAAGTAGGAATACCTATAGTCATTAAAATATTTTTTCTAATATCAGCTATCTTTTCAAACATATCTTCAAAATTATCATCCGTATCAAAATCAATTGACTCCAAACTTCCCTTATCCCCGAATGTTGGTATAACTTTAACTTCCCCAACTTTAGATTTTATATCATCTAAAACTTGCGTATCCGTTTGTTTCAATGAACCACTTCTTTTAAGAGTACTGTTTATCAATTTTTGAAAAGCTCTACTAATTTCAATGGCTTCTGATGGTTTCGTTTTTGGTGGAACTGCAACTCCTAATAATTTAGTTTTGGTAAGACCATCTATGAATTTTTGCGGTACAATTTCTTCAAAAAATGTTAGCTCTTTTAATAATCCAATTACTGGATAAACTAAAGATTTTCCCATTCTTAAATGTAATACTTTATTTTCAGCAGTTTCAAATTTTATCTTTATTCTATTTCCTGGAAGAGCAAAATAAACAAATTCTGTTGGTTGTTTAGATACAAGTTTATTTCCTTCAATGGTTAAAAAGTGAGAAATTTCACCACCACTATAAACTGGAAGTATGTTAGATATATTAACATCATCGTGAATGTTTGTTATACCTCTCATTTTTTCTCCAGTGGTTTCTGAATTCACATCAATTCTCAAAGCGTATTCGCCATAAAGTAAAATGTCGTGTGAAATATCAACAATTATTTTAGTAAGGTTATTTTCACTTACAAATTGGTTTAAAAGTGCTGAAGTTGTTTCGTCTTTATTACCTTTACTATCTTTAACCTTAATTGAAAATAAATTTTTATTTACAGATGGATTTAAACCATCTTCCATTACTCTATCAATTATCAGCTGTGTAAAATGGAAGTCTTTTATATTGTTGAGTTGGCTAATATACTCTTCCTTTGTATCACTAATTTTAAAAAAATTAAGAGCTAAATTTTTTATATTATCATCCAAATCTGGATTATTGCTTAGAGCAAAGGCTTGAGCTTCTGCAAAACTTTTAGAAGTATTAAAACCATTCGTATTCCCAAAAATATTTTTTGTCATCGTTTCAAAACTTTGATAAACCCCATCAAAAAATCCCATTTATTATCCTTTTTATTTTATCTATTTAAATTGTATAAACTATTTATAACTTTACCTATTAAAGATTTTATCCAAATCTTCATATCCACTTTTTAAAAAATTCCCTTTCCCACTAAATTCTTCAAATTCATCCATCAAAGTCTGGTTCTCAAAATTTTCAATTCCATCTTTCATATCTTTAAGAAAACCCTCAGAACCTATATCATTATATACAACTTCATTTAAAAGCCCCCACACAACTTGTGTAACAGCATCAGCTAAATCCTTACTTCCCTTTGTACCGTCTGGGTTCCATTCTGGATGGTCTATCTTCTTTTGATTTTCCCTAAGATTTGAAAACTCTTTAAACAAAATTTCATTATTTGGAAATAAAATGTGTTGTTCCATAATTAAATTTCTTATCTCATAATAGCTATCTTTTTTCCTATCAACCGAATGTTCTTTTGTAGGAATACCATTTTCATTTAGTGTTTGTATCATATCTGTTGATTGATATCCGTCCGTTACTACAAGAGCGATATTAATGTTTTCCTCTTGTAATTTATATAAAAATTTTCTTATGTCGGAGAGTTTAATTTTTTCATCAGTGGCTGGTACAATACCAACTACAAAATCTATATAAATTAAACTCTCTCTAACTCCACCAACTTCAACTAACTCGTGTATATGTCCCATAGCCAAACCAAATCTATCGCCATTTAAGGCTATGTCCATACCTATTACCATTTGAGAACCACTCCTGTGTAAATCCAGCTTTTTAGTTGTGAAAAGGTCAAATAAATCACCCCCATTCTCTAATTGTACTACTTCTGGAATAATTTTTGTTAGTGAAAACACCTCTCTCAATTTATCTCTACTATAAAAGAAACTTCTATCAGCACTGATATTAATTCCCATAACATCACGAATACCTGAATATATATCTATACTAAATTCAGATAAATGTTCAATTGGAACTTCTCTTATCTCGTCAGTGGAAGACGCTAATTTTTTAGCTAATTCCATTTCCTTTTCCTCTTGAATTAAAAAAGGTTCAGCTGACATATTCCCTAAGAATATTGAAAACTTTTTACCACTATATTTTGTGACACCAGCTTTAACTTCATACCTCGCAGCACGTATTCTTTGAATTTTATCAGGTTTAATACCTAATTCTCCAGCTTCTGCCATTTTCATTAAATCAGAAATTATACTACCATCGGTATCGGCTGAAGATATGATTGCAGGACACGATGGCCACCTATCCCCTTTTAAAAGAAATCTTGAATTTACTCTATTAAGTGCTTCAGTTACAAGCTCCTTTGCTAGTCCTCGTTTAATTGAGTCATAACGTGCTATCTCATCTATCAAAAAGGTAATAGCATTTAAACCAACCAACCCTCTTTTCCTTGTAGTGGTGACAATATCAATATTTTTTATAAATAGAGATGTCTTTGTAGAGTTGTTGAATTTACTAACAAAAAATGGGGACTTCCTGATTAAACTTATCATTGGGTCGTAATTCACTTGTTCCACAGCTTCTTTAGTGGAATTCATCAAAACGCCTACTATTTTTGCTGATTTCTGTAATTTGTAATATCCTTGTGGGTCTTCAAGGCAAAGAAGCCTTGCTAAATCATATAGAAACATTATGGTGGCAGCTGTTGATTTTCCTGTCCCTGTCGCTGAGTCCATAATAACTAGCTTCTTTTTATTGTGTTCTGGAAATGGCGTTGGACAAACATCAACAAGTTTTTTCTTCCAAAAGGGATATAATGCATTCCTAAATGACTCACCGAGATAATAATCATCATTGATAAAATCCGTTATAGTTGGTGGAGTTTCTTCATATCCCTTTTCCTTAGCATAAGCATCATATAATTTTTTTAATTCATTTTTACTTATTTTTTTCAATGATACTCCTTTTCAAAAAAATTAAATAAATAACATCTTAAATTTTTTTGTCTGTTATTTTTATGTTTGTTATTTATTTAATTTTTATATATAATGAAATATAATAATATTTTTGTAGCGTTTTGAAGTGTTTTTGTAGTGTTTTAAGAGGTGTTTTTGTAGTGTTTTAAGAGGTGTGTTTGAGTTAGGCTTTTAACCTAACTCGTTTCTAGTTTTTATTTATCATCTAATTGTGCGTCCATAGCTAACTCTAAAAAGTTTTCATTTTCCATAACTTTATCTAAAATATCACTAACATCAGATGGCGTTGAGTCATCAGATGAATTCTCATCTTTAGCATTTAATGCTAGGATATTTATCTCTAATTTATCAAAATCAATATCTTTTTTAATTGCTTGTAATGTTTTAAATGTTTCAGATTTCATCAATCTAGTGTTCGTATATAATGTTAATAAATCGCCACTAGTTAATTCAGCAATTGTTTCATCATTGAAAATTTTATCTTCAATCTTTGCTAAAAAGGTTTCAAATTTTAATATTTTTTGCGAGTATTGCTTCGCTGTGGCTGCCAGTGCTAAGTCAATACTCAATTCAGTTTTTGATACCTTTTTTGCCATACTTCTATCGGGAGTTTTATTTTCCCTAAGTAATTCTTCATTACTTTTTTCAATGTCTTTTGTGATTTTTGTTGCTTCTCTGAATTGTGTATCGTCCCCACCAAGATTAGTAGGTTCTTTACCAACAACTGTTGCTACTATAATATCGTTTTGCATTTCGCTCCCTTTATAATTTAAGTGTTTAAAACTATTTGTTTAATTATATTTATATAGGACCAACGACAGTTAGCATTTTAGGCGTTCCAAACTCTTTCAATATATCTCTTATATCTTCTAAAATTTTGATGTCATTTTCTTGAAGCGTTTTCTTTTTTGTTTTGATATTATAGTGACATCTTGAATTTATAATAATCCACATCCCATTAAAAAATATATTTATTAATCGCCTACAATGTAAAATTTTAATTTCACATTCAACATTCCATACATTTTCTTTTAACTTATTGAATATTTTTAAACAATTGCTCGGAGATATTTTATATCTTAAAGAGCTAAGAATTTTTTGAGATAAGATTTGTGGAGTTTCATTGTTTAGATATATATCTTTTAATTTCAAAGACTTCTCCCCAAACACCATAGATAATTCATCAATGAACAGTATTCTTAAATTATGTTTTTTATATCTTATTGTGAAATCATCGCCTACTTGTTTAAAACTAAAATCCAGCCTATCATCTTCAACCAATAGTTGAAGAGCTTCTTTTATTTTAGTTTGTATTTCAAGCATTTATTAAACCTCTAGCTCTTTTAATTCACTTAACCAAATTTCTTCAACCTTTGTTACTTCTAAAACTTCTAATTCTTTTAGAAATTTTCCTAATTGTGTTTTTAGCTCTTCAACCCTTTCCAATGTTAAAGATAATATGTTTAATTTAAGATGACTATCGTAATGTTTTATATTATTTTCTTTACATTGTTGAACAATATTTTCATAAGCTCTTTTATTGATAATAATCTTATCATCATTCACATTTTGAATAAAATTTATTCTATCTTTTAAAAAGCTTATTTTTTCATTAAGTTCGTTAATTCTGAATTTTTTTCTTTTTGTGTAAAAGTCTATTCTCACATCATAATAATAATCAAAAATTTCTGATACATCTTTGAATACAATGATTTTATTATCTTTATCAACACAAGTATAGTTTTCACTTACAAGCTTTTTTAATTTTAGATAATCTATTAAATCATCATCAGATAATTTACTCAACTCTGTTGATAATAAATTGACTTCAAATTTAAATGAATTTTTATCAGATAAATCTTTATAAGATTTTATCTTTTTTGTATCTTCTAGTTTATCTAATACCTTGATGTAACCCTTTAAGTCATAACCGATTGGTAACTCATTTATGGTAACTTTTCCAGCACTAGTTTTTTCAACCAATCCAGAGATACTGAATTTTGAGTTAGTTTCTTCATTTTTCACATTACCAGAAAACCCATTGAAACTCGGTAATAGGTTAAAAGGTTTTTTATCTCCCTTTAATCTATTTTCTAAAAAGTTTTTTATTTGTTTTGCATCTCTTGATAAAATCAATTGAGCAAAACCAGTGGCAACACCAACACTACCATTTACTAAAATCATTGGGATGGTGGGAGTATAAAATTTTGGTTCTATTTCATTACCCTCGAAAAATTGTTTTTCAAGCACATCTTCATCTTCTTTTTTGAAAATTTTAAATGTCTCCTTTTCACCATTTGTGAAAATATATCTAGTTGCTGAAGCTTCATTTGTAAATCTTGTACCAAAATTCCCCTCTCTTGAGAGTAACGGAAGATTATTAGTGCCTGCAAAATTTTGAGCCATTGAAACTATAACATTATCAATATTTCCGTGGAGATATTCAGTATATTCAGCACATTTTGGTCCAAGCTGTGATACTTTAATCTCATTTCTTATATTTTTGTCTAAAACCGTTCTTAAGACTTTTCTTGAAGAGTTTTTTTGTCCATCAATTGCACTTCCTATCATTCTAAGTGTAGAGTATGAAGCGTAATTTACTAATTCTTTATTTAAAAAATTACTAACCTTTTCAACTGGGAAATCGTTCCCATAATCATTTAATGTGCTCATTTTTTACCTTTATTTTTCTAATATATTATTTTATCTAATTAAACTTAAAGTTTTGTTAAATCAAATGAATTATTTTCAATATGCGTTTTTCTGTCATTTGCTCTTTGGTCATTAAACCATTCATCAATACTCCCCACATCATCAAAATTATATAACTCAATCATCTTGTTTATTGTATCTGTTTCAACAACTTGTATTAAGTCCTTTTCTTTCCAACTACCAAGCCCTTTCATCCACTTTAGAGTTTCTCCGTCATCAGCTTTAGGACTATTGTCAAAACCGTAACTCCAAGATACAAGCTTTTTATTCTTTTTACTTATCATCACTGGAGTGTTAAGTCTTCCGAATTTGCTTTTTATTTCTGGTAAATATCTTTCAATAAAAGCTAACAAAAGCCCATTTATATGAATACCGTCCAAGTCCGCATCTGTTGCTGTTACGATGTAGTCATATTGTTCATTTTTAATAACTTTAAAAAGCTCACTTAACTCTTTATTCTCCGCAAACTTCTTTGTACTACTAGAATAAGCATTAAGTGGTTTCCCTTTTAACACATAATATCCAATTTCATCTCTACCGAACACTGGAAGTAATCCTCCTAATGCACTTTCACCCTCTACCAAAAACAAATATTTTTGTCTTTTAATACTCTTAAGATATTTGTCTGATTTGATTTTAACCTTTTTAGATAGCTTTTTTATTTCAGCATTTTCTTTTGCTTTTTCTTTCAGCGAAAAATATTCAGTGATATTTAACATTAGGTCTTCATCTTTTAAAAGTTGTCTAACTATTTTGTCCCAATCAACAGTATTAAAAAATTCATTCCAATCTGCTCTTGAGTTAGAAACTTCAATTTTTTCTTGTGAAGTAAATTCCAAAGCTGGGAAAAATCTACATACAGATAATATTTTTAATTTATTTTTAATATCTGCTGGTTTTATAGTTTTGAATTTTTTAATTAATTTATCTCTAATAGGTAAAACAATTTTTTCCAAAATAAAATCAATATGTGTCCCACCATTTCTAACATTCAAACCATTAATAACTGATAATTGTTGAAAATCATCAGTATCATTAGCTTTAATTTCAAGTATAAAGTTGTCTTTTTTTATATTACCGTATTTCATTTTTTTACCCTTTAGAATTGTACTTTTGAACCATCTATAACATCACCATTTAAAACAAATTTTATTTCAGGATATGTGATAGATAATAGATTTAATCTTGTAGTGATAATTTTCAACTCATCAGCATTAAATTTTTCACAAGCTCTTGTGCCTCTATGAAATCTTGAAAAATCAGGCTCAACTTGTACCTTGACACCACTATCTTTGATAACACTCTCTTTCATTTTATAATCACCAGCATTGTTTGTCCAATGACATATAACTTTTTTACCACCATTTTTATTCTCAGCTATAAATTCATTTGAAAAAATATTAGTTAGGTAACTCCCAACTCCATTTGCTCCACCTGATTTTCTTTTAGTATCATCAAAGTTGCTTCCAGCTCTAGTTGAACCCCAAGCAACTTCACATTGATATTTTCCCTCTCCCTTTTCATTTAAAATCTTCTCATTTGGAATACCAGTGCCGTTGTCTTCTATTGAGAATGACGTTTCATCCACTGTAATGGAAATTTTTGGTTTCCCTTTAAAATTATTATCAACAAATGCATCAACACTATTATCTAAAATCTCTTCAAAAATTTTAACAAGTGCTGGAACATAAGATACATTAATCTTTTGAAATGTATCTTTTACCCTTAAAAATCTCTCCTCTTTGATAGATTTTACCGAACCAACATACATATTTGGACGTAATAATATGTGAGAAATCTCATCTAAAACTTTTATATTTCTTTTCACTTTTTTCCTTTTTTAGTAATAACGTTTTAAAGGTTTATTATACCTAATTTAACTTAAATAAAACTTAAACCAATGGTGTATATCAATAACTTTTATCAATAGTGTATTTTTTCTACCAAATTTAAAATAATATCTTCTAATATATAAGAATTATATTTCCATTTATATCCTAAAGATAATAATAGGGATTTTAATTCTGACAATGGTGCATTGAATTTTTTCAAATCATTTATTATAAATCTATTTTTTATCTCTAGTTTATTTTCCATAAAGGACATAAAACTTAATTTTTTCTTTTCATTAGCTTGAATTATGTTGGTTGAATTCAATCTGTTATATCTTTGAGAACACTCTTTGTTTTTAAATATTTTCAAGTTATTTATTTGTGATACAATACCTCTATTTTTCGAGCTTTCCTTAACCAGCCAACTTAACTCTTCATTTGTAAGCCCTAAAAAATATTGCTCTATCTCTTCGCTTCTTTTATTTGGCGTTTTTGCATCTATTTTTAATGAAATCATCTCCCCAAGTTTTTGCTCTTCTTGCTTATAAGCATCACGATATATTTTCATAAAAGGTTCAGCAACTTCGATGTTTAATTCACTATCATTTAAAAATTGAAAATCTAACAACATTTTAAATGTTCTGTATGAGTTCGTCATTAGTAAATTAAATAATGCTTCAATACTTAATTGAAATTCAGCAATATTTGAAGCTTTAAAATTTCCGCAATTATCAATATCAATCAAAATACCGTTCTTTAGAGCTTTTTTATTTATCTCTTTGTTGAATTCATCTAACAATGTGTCATAATTATAATTTAAAACATTATCTATTTTTTTATAAAAGAAATGTATTTCCTTAGCACTTCTATTTCTTTTTAACATTTGTAGGCTACTTATCACATCAATGGTATTGTTTGTATCTATGTGGAAGTGATAATCACTCACAAAATCTATACTAACACCAACAGTCAAACTTGGAGAATAAATTAACACATCATATGAAACGTCATCATTTTTAAAAGTTTCATATATTTGCTCTCGCTCTAATTCATTAACTGATGAGTCAATTATGATAACATTTTTATTTTTTGTTTCAAAAAGTTTCTTTAATGAATTCACCATAATTTTTGTATTACAAGATATGGTTGTTGGTTTTTTACTCTTTTCGATAATTTCAATCATCTTTGAGATGAGTTTATTTTCGTTTTTATATTCTATTAGTTTGGTTTTTTCCTTAAATTCATTTTCTATAATATAGACTTTTTTATTTATATCTAATATATTATCTTCATATCTAAATAAAAAGGCGTCTATTATAATTAATTTCTTTTTTAAAGCATAGAAAAATTTTATTTTATTCAAAGGATTATCATTTGCGTTACTTCTTGAATGTAATAATAAACTCATAAACTCATCCATAATCACTAAATCAAAATTATTTAAATCAAACCTCCATAGACTATCAAATTGACAAATTAAATTATCACCCACACGCCAATCCCCATCTAAATACAGCTTTAAATTGGTGTATTTCTTTTTAATATCCTTTGCTATACTAATACGATTAGTAACAAATAAAATTCGTTTTTTAGTTGGTTTCGAGCGTTTCTCGTTGATATTTAAGAGTGCTAAAATTAAGTTAGACTTACCACTCCCCATTGGGGATTTAATCTTTAGAATATCACCATTTTGTAAAAAGTCTTCTAGGAATTTCATTTTGTTTTCTGATTTTAAAAATCTCTCATTTACTTTAATATGGTTTTTACTTTCATACTCTTTTAATAAGATTTTTTCCCTTTTGATTTCAGCTTCATTTTTTATAAATGCTCTTACTTCAGGTTGATTAATTATATCTTTTAGTATATTGATACTTTTAATAGGATTAAAATGATGTATGATAAAAGGATAATTTTTGAATATAAAATACCCTTTTGGAGTTTTTTCATTTGGATGTTTCAAAACATATAAATCAGACTTTTCATCTACAACTTTAAAACCCAATGTGTTTGCTCTGGTTAAAGCAGTATTAACAATAATCGCATCACTTTTTATCTCATCATATTCAATCTTGCTAATATTTCTTATGTATGGTTTTTTACCACTGAAATTTTCATACAACACCGCATTGTCTTGTAATGTTGGTGCTTGATATGATGTTGTTCTTATAACACTTAAATCAATTTCAGCTATATTTCCCACCAACATTTGAAGTGATGATAAAAACTCTTTAATTCCTAAAGTGGAATTATATCCATCTACTAAAAACAAACCTTTGAGTGTGAATTTATTAATACCATTATAACCACGAGATTTACATATAATACAAGGATATCCCTTATCTTTTATAAAGTTTATAACTTCATTTTTATTTTGCTCTGAATAAAGTTTATCTATATCTAAAATAATATATTCTATATCTTTTGATAGTTTATCTTCTAAATCTTTTTTATTTTTATTGTATGTACCATTGATATTAAATTGTCTTGACATATAATACATTTTAGATATTAAAATACTCAATTCATTTAATGGAACATCAACCGTACTAAAGTTAAATTTCCCTTTGTTTTCATTTTCAAAGGGAGACTTAGCTATCTTTGAAGCATTATCGCTCTCAAATATTGTAATTTTCATTCAAACCCTTGATAAATTTTTATCTATAGACTGCAACCTATTGTAATTTTTGGGCTTAGGTTTTCTTCGCCATCACATAAATCATTAGTTTTATACTCACACCAATCACAAAGTGGTGTCACCTTTTTTGGATATTTTGTGCTTTCCTCTATTGGTATGACATTTTTAAGAAGTATCTTTTTTAAATCATTGATATCATTTCTAAAAAAATGTCTTTTAACTGGAGGTAAATCGCTCTCTAAAAAGCAAAACTCACAATCAACTTCATCTACTCCTAAATGCAGAAATGCCCACAAAGCATAAATCTCTACTTGTAATTTATCAATATCCTTTTTATATTTACCACTTTTCCAATCAACAATTGTTGCTTTTTTTGCTTCTGGATTTTTAGATAAAAGATATGTATCTTTTGATTCATCAATTGATAAAAAATCTATATATCCCCTAATCAAAGAAGCCTTTTTATATGTATCGCTTATAATATTACCATTTTCTACTCTTAGACTAAACCCTTGTTCAGTTATCTTATTTGAACCCTTTTTATATTTCTTATAATGTTTAGATTTAAAAAAGTCATCTAATATTTTAACATATGAAGTGATGTCCTCAGAATTTGATAAAGAGAATTTAAATTCTTCAAGTGGTGCTAGTGATTCATCCATTATAGCTTTTTCAATTATTGAATGTAAAAATACACCCTTTTCCAGAGCCTTATTCTCTGATTTAAAATATTTCTTATCTATATATTTTAATTTAAATCTTTTTGGGCATTGTTTAAATAGGCTTATCTTACTAAAGCTATATGGTGCGAAATTGTAATTCATTTTTTCCCTTTTTAATTCTCTTTTAATATTGTTATTATATCTAAAACAAACTTAAAAGAACCTTAAGTATATAAACTTAGTGTTGGACACAACACCCAACACTAACCCCTAATTCTCTATTTTTCCATCAGATTAGCAACAGCTTGTAAAATATCATCATCCTTTTCCAACATATCAACAAATTTATCAATGATGAATTTATCAGCTTCATTTACTTTCATTTTGCTTTTTAGAATACCTAATGCTTTATTTATTTCTTTTGTTAAAATACCATCTTCTTTAGCTTCTTGCTTCACAAATTTTATGTCGTCTTTACGTCCCTTTATCTCATTTTCTAAAACGAGGATTTTACTTACATAATCCTTTATCTTTTGAGTGTCTTCGTCAATGCTTTTTGTAATGAAGTTTTCTTTCATCCGTTCTCCTTAATTTTAAAGCGATAATTTTACAATCCCAGACAAGCCCTTTTCAACCCCTGAAATTAATAATTTTCTCACGCTATCTTTATTTATTAGTTTTAATAATTCATTGTAATCTTTTACTTTAAATTTCTTGTCCCAAACCACACAATAATCGGTTTGTAATAACTTTTTTGTTTTTTTCATAGAGGTATTATCAACCCATTGATTATCTAATGCATATATTGGATATTTGAAATTAAATCTTTTTAAATCCAAATCACTACCTAAAATTGCCGAAATGTTTCCAATTTTTAAACCACTGGATAGAGCATCAAAAACACTCTCAAAAATGAATAAAGGTTCATCCTTTTTAACATTGTTCAAATTCCATATCTTAAAACCACTATTTTCATCAGGGATGAAATTGTAAAATCTTTTTTCAGATAATTTTCTAGCTTGGAAGCCATAGACATATCTTTCGTCTTTACAAAATAGTGGCGTTATTATTGAGTCAGAAATTGGTAAAAATTTGTTATTTATTTCTATATTCTTATCAGCATATAAAAATAATTCACTAAACTCTGAAAGGTTTCTGCTTTTAAGATACTCTTTAACTTTTAAACTTTTTTTCAAAAACTTAAAATCATCTAATTTATATTTTGTATATGGTTCATCAATTTTTATTGTTTTTTCTGAAACTTTTTTTATCTCTTTAGGTTTTCCCTTTTGAAAAATATTTTTAATCTCAGAAAACTTTTCCGTTTTATATCTTTGAACTAAATCTTTATTTATTAAATCTAAAAAGCTTTCTAACCCATAATGATAATCGCAATTGTAACAATGCACCATAGGTTTATCATATGTGCTTTTTATGTAAAGGTGGCATCTTTGTTTTTTATTCCAAGAGCCACCCTCTTTACAAATAGGGCAACAGATAGTAATATCAGATGGTTTAATGATGGCTTTCTTTATTGCCGTGTCAGCCATCAAAAAATATTTTTTGTCTATATTATCTATTGTTTTCATTTGTTATATCTTAAAAATCTGTTGTAGTTGATAAATGTTCTTTTAACCCATATTTTAAGCAAAAACTCATTATACCATTTACGTTTTTCTTGCTTGTTGAATTCTCATACTCTTTCAAAATTTCATCTTTTATATTAGATGGAATTCCTGATGGGTGAATTAACACCTTATTTCTTTCAAAATTTCTTTGAAGTAAATCTTTTATTGGTCTTTGAAGTGTTAAATTTGAAACCAAGTCTTTTGCAAATTTTTCAGCAGTCTTTTCGCCAAATTTTACCTTTTTGAAAATCTTTTTTTCAACATTTTCTCCCTTTCTATTCAAATACCAACAATCATAAGTATCTTCTATTTTACATCTTTCATCATATGTTAGTAAATCATATTCTAATTCACTCATTTCGTGTTCCAAGCCAACCAAATGAGCTTTGAATTCATCTGTGAAACTAGTATTGAAAAATATGTTAGGTACATTATCACTAGCATCACCAAGACAAATGTGTGTTTTTATCCACAAAGATGCTTCATCATCTGTTAAATTCACCCAACTTTGTTTAATTGGTTGAAACATTTTGGAACCATAAGTTACCACTATTTTCATATCTTTATCTTCAGTTATCACTGTAACCTTTTCACCAAATTTCTCAGCTAGTACAAAAATAATATCATCACCCTCTGCTTTATCAACTTCAACCACTTTACAATTGAAGTTTTCACCAAGAGTATCTTTTAACTCGTTATTGAATTTAAAAAATTCTTCAAAATCTATTTCAGATTTATCGCGATTAACTTTCCTATGTGCTTTATAATCTGGATATACTTCTTTACGCCAGTTTTTTCTCGAGTCAATTGCTAATATTATTTCTTCATCTACACCACCAAACTCTCTTTTAATTTTCTTTAAAGAGTTTAACATTTGGTGCATATATAATTTTATATATTGTTCAGTTTTATATACACCATTTTCTTTTTTTGGTCTTACATTAAAGATTGATGTGTATAGGTTTCTCATCGCTAGATGAGAAAAATCTATTATAACCATTGTTTTCCTTTTTTGTTTAAATACTTTTTATTCGCCTAAACCTTTAAGTTTCTAAACCCTTTAGAATGTTTGCTAATTCCTCTTTATTTGAAGATGTTTCAGTTGTTGGGCTTGTACTTACAGGTGTTTCAGTTGTTGTACTTACAGGCGTTTCAGTTGTTGTACTTACAGGCGTTTCAGTTGTTGAACTTGGGATTGCCCCAGCTGTTGAACCTCTATTTCCATCATTTCTTGCATAAGGTTTTGTAATAACTTTTGAATTAATAGCAAGCAAAGCCTTTTCAATTGAAGTTCCTGAAATAGCTCTAGCGAACTCTTTTCTCAAAGTTTCATAATCGCTATATTTTTTTGGGTCGAGAAACTCTTCTAAATTATGACAATCGTTTTCTAAAATTGAAAGACTTTTAGTCTCGTCCCACCATTCTTTTTTCTCATTTATTTTTATTGTGAATTTTGTATCTAATCTTTTTCCTGAAACTGATACAATTAAACCCTCGCTTGCTGGTAAATCAAATAAATTCTTAGGTTTAATTCCTAATTTTTGTTGTTGTTCTGATGGTTCAAGCTCAGCCCAAATCTGATCACTAATCATTTTACCATAAGTCCATATTTTTATCTGCCCAGAGTTAGCTGAAGCACCAATATCATTTTCAATATAAACATTACTTAAATATTGAGTTCTTCTACCTATTGATGCTGAGAGTTTTTCATACTCATCAACTCCTGAACCCTTTAGTTCATTGTAAGCATCACTTACTGGACAATCTTGTTTTATGTTTTGCGGTGAAAGATTTTTATACACACCCCAACTTCCGTTAGCTTTTTTCAAAAATATTTCGTGTTTGAATAATTTTACAACTGGAGCAGTATCTTCTCCGTTTATTCTTTTTCCTGGAAGTAATTTTACAACCGCACTACCATTACCGTCTTTGTCTTTTGTTAGTGCCCATAATCTTTCATCTACATCACTATTTTTTTGTTTTACATTAGAGGGCATTTTTTCTTTTATTGCATCCCAACTTAAATTAATCGCCATATTTTGTTCCTTTTGTTTGTTTGTTTTATTTGTTTGTTTTTTACTTGTCTTGTTTTGCTATTTTTTGTCTAAATAATTTCACATTTGCTGTTTGTTTGTCTTTTCACTAGAGGGTAATATACTGTGTCTCCCTCTACAATTTTAATCTCTTCTTTTTTGATATTCTCAGCTTCACCAAATACCATTCCATCTAACATATTAATTACCCACGTTGGTACATCACTGTGAGTACAAAGTTTCCACAGATGTTGTTGTAGCTCGTGCGTCTCCAACACAAATGAACACTTTACGCCAGATACGAAACGTACAATATCATAAACATTTTTACCATTTTCATCTTGTGGATGTACTTTAGTTATTAAAACAGGATATTCGTATTTTATATCACCGTCTTTATCAACTAACCCTATCATTACGATTTGATTGTGTAAAAAATCAAAATGGTCTGATAACCTTTTAACAGCTTTGTCTAAACTCTGAACGGTTATACCCTCGTCGCAACGTTCAACAGGCGTGTATAGTTTATTATACTCCAGCTCCTTGTTAAAGATATACCCACTTATATCCATTTTCTTACATTTGTTTTTATATGGTTTATACATTGTTTTACCTTAATTTTTATTAGCTTTTTGTTTTATACTCTTTGTCAGAGATAGATATATTATCTATCTCACAAACGATAAAATTACTCCACTTCTTGCTTATGTTGTTCTACTGTTGCCAGTTTTCTATTTGCTCTAGCTTCTTTCTCTAATCTCTTAATTCTCTTTTTCTTGTATTGTTTTAATCGTTTTTCTACTTGCAAATGACTATTTCTAATCCCCTTTCCTCTAGCTGTAATATATAGACTTATAACATCACGATGAAATTCTCTTGTCACAGATGTACTGTTTTTATGGAGACTAATTATATAAAGAAATTCTAAGAGCGTTCCTTTTAATTTTTCATCAGATATTTTTTTAACATATGTCAAACCACTGTTACATCTTTGAAACCCCCCTCTTTTAGTTAGATGTATTCCCCATCCTGACAGTGTCCCAAATATGATTTCTTGTGCTAGACACTCACCAAAGAAAAACTTTTTATGTTTCCTTGTGAAATTAACTAGTTCTGTTAAAATTTGTTTTTTCTGTTTTTTGTTTAAATAGTTTTCTATTATTTACTCCTTATTGTTTATTTCAATCTCTTTGTTTTTAGCACGCATAAGTGATGAAAGATTAAATGCGAACTCTTTTAATTCTTTCCCATTTACCTTTGACTCTTCTTTACCAACAAGCATAACTTTAAAAACATATGCTATAAACACCCCTTTTTCCATATTTAGATATGATGGAGCCAGTCCCACTGGTCTATAGTAAGTTCCTACAAGTTGTTTATTTTCAACTGTCACACTTAGTTTGTCCTTATACTGCTCCTCTGCTCTCCTAACTGTCTTTAACCCCACCACATCACATACATCATCCATACTCTTTACTTTACCATCTTCATACACAATGTCTAAAATATCTTGTGGCGAAATGTCCCTAAAGTCAAATACGTTGTGGATTAACTTATCTTTAAAGTCTATATCTAAAGCTTGTATCACTGTCAGAATTTTTTTATCTTTGTCAGTCAAATATTGCTCATAGTCTTTATTTTTCATTTATTTCCATCTTCTTGAATTTAATTAGTTTAAGCTTCTGGAAATTGTTTCAATATTGAAACAAGTAAATGAATTGGGTTTAATTGGTCTTCTAAAAGTAATGAAAAATTACCTTTTGGAGATACTATAATCTTAGCCAAATAATTGCTTGGAGGTATTGAATTCAATGTATCCATACTTAATACAGCCACACCGTCTTGTGTTTTTTGACCACCAAGTTTAAATTTTGATGGAGACATATACTTATCTAAAGCTGTAAAATTTGTCAATATAATCTCAGTTTCATCAGTTCTAAAATCTATTACAGCATTTTGGTGTTGTAATAAAGTTGATACTTTGTTGATTTTCTGTAGAAACTCTTTATTAATTTCAAACTCAAAAACTGAGTTAGCTTCTTTGATTTTTTCAAGTTTTTCTGGTTCCACCCAAAATTTATCTTCCATAATCTTTAAATCAGTGGTTTCATAAACACATTCACCGTCATCACCTTTAATTAAAAGATTTTTCCCATCTGAAACTGTGTTTTCACCATCAAAATAACTCATTAGAGTTAGAAGTTCATTTACAAAATAAATTCCTATTCTATCAAATTCCGTTGGTTCGCTTTCACTTAAATCTAAAAATGCAATTACTGATTTATCTGTTTCTGAAACAGTAGTAATTGGGTAGCTTAGAATTACTGATTGTGAAATACACGAGACACTCTTAAGGAGATTTTGTGTTTTCTTTGTAAGCATTTGTTCCCTTTTGTGTTTTACTAAAATAACTTTAGTAATTTTTTGAATTTAACATATGTTCATTTTCATTCTTGACATTTTATCAATTCTGTAATATTTTAAACAATTTGGTAAATGTGACAATTATGAATTTAAACATATGTTTATTTGTTTTAGAGGCTTACATACCCAATTAAGGGTAATGCTCTGTTAAAAATAAATTAATATATTATATTATAATAACCTTAAAATAACCTTAATTTTGAGAATTTTCTGATAAAAGTTTTTTAATATTTCCTTTTATAAAATTTCTCCTATTATTCTCATTCTCAATATCTTTTTTATCCTTTATATTTTCACCTTGTGCGTCAGAGATAATAAAATCTCTGGTGTCTTCTAACATATTGGTGGCAGTTTTTGTAAGCTCTCTTTTTTGAGTTTTTGTCATATCTTTAATATCTTTTTTCCCTAATGCACTAACCAAAATTTCAACATATTTTGGTAAAATATCATTTACTTTTAGTTTAACATCCACCACTTTACTAAGCATACCATCCTCTTGAACCTCTTTTAATTCACGAGTATATCTTTGAAGTTCAGTCATAATATCGCTAGAATACGCTAGAAGTAAAAGCGAGTCCAAACTTGTGAAATCTTCCTTATCACTAAATGTGCGATTATAGAGTACTTCAATTTCTCCATCAGTTAAATTTATTTTAGCATATTCAGCCCCTTTTTTAATTACCTCTTTTATATCAATATCTTTAAAAATGTTTTCTTTTAAATCTTTCATATTATTCCTTTTGTTTTTAAATCTTTCATTATATAATTAACAGCTTCACTTGAATCAATTTCAATAAATTTTTGATTTGATTTTCTCAACTCATTTTTAATCTCTAAGCCTCTTTCATTTGCTTCTTTTTCAGTTTCCTTTCGTCCAAATTTTTCAAATTTGTGTGTTCTTTTCAAGAAGTAATTCATATTATTGTGCATACAGAATAACTTACGATTTAAAGCTTTAAATTCCTTTGCAAAGGATGTGTCATCATTTAAGAAAACATTTCCGATGATATATGCACCATCTGTAATAACTATATCTACATTATTATCTTCCATTCTTAAAATTGGATGCCTTTGTTTAGCTAAAATATAAATCTGGTCTTTTAATTTAAAATCATCTTTACTGTAAATTAAATCTTTTGCATATTCGTGTAAATATTCACATTTTAAGTGTAACTTCTTTAGTTTAGAAAAAAGTTCCGTAGCTGAAGTTGATTTTCCAGCTCCAGGAGCACCGAATAAGTTTATTATAATTGTCTTTGTTGTTTTCAAACTAAGCTCCTAGTTTATTAAATTTCAATTACACCAGATGAACTAATCTCAAATTTATGTAACACGTCCCCTCCAAGCTGATATGACGCATTGAAACTCAACCAATCGGCTTTATGAAGACCAGCATCTTCGTGAATGTGTCCATAAAAATGTGCCTTTAGTTTCTTTAGCTCTTTTAATCTTTTTAATAGCGTTTTTGAACCAACATTCAAAGTTGCAGTTTTATCTCCAATTTTATAAGCTGGAGAGTGCGTGACAACAACATCAACATCATCAGGAATTTTTGTCCAAATTTCCTCTAATTTTTCATCAGTTTCCATAAAAGCCCAATTTAAAAATTCAACAGAGTATGGAGAACCCCAAAATTTTATATTATCTAAAGTTATTGACTCATTGAATAATAAATGAATTCCGTGGTCTTTAAAAGTTTCTTTCCATCTTCGTTGAATATTTGTATTTGTAAAATAAATCTCGTGATTACCAGCTATCACAATTTTATATTTGTAAGGTGTTTTGGAAAACCAATGCAAGAAATCAGCACCTTGTAATGCACTGTGGGAAAAATCCCCACAATGTATTATACAATCAGCTTCTGGAAAGCTTTTTATCTCATTATGTTTTGAATGAGTATCGCTTATAACTACAATTTTCATTTAATCTCCTTTAGCTCTTTTTATAATGCTCTATAATTTTTTTAGTTTTAAATTCTTCATCTTTGATAAACGTATAAGCCGATATTTCCTTTTTATTAGCTAGATTATTTTTCACAAGATATTTTAATAAGTTTTTAGCATATTTAAAACCACCATAAGTTTCTAAGCTTGTTGGTAATTGAAATTCCTCTAAATTGAGAAAACTAATATCCACACCTCTATACGATTTTGCTTTTACAACTTTAGTGTTTTTATTTGTTTGTTTTTTAACTTCTTTAGATGGACAAAAATGTAAGTGAAAATATCCAACATCAGAAAATTGCGGTCTTCCAGCTCTACCCTTTTTTTGCTCAATTAAAGCCCAATCGTCATATTCATTATATTCAATTATTACAACATCAGCTGGAAAATTTACACCTTGTGCAAGAGCATTTGTTGAAACTACAAGCTTTAATTCACCACTCTTAAATTTCATTTGAGTTTCTATTCTTTCAGAAGTCGGTATATCAGCATTTATAACTCCAGTTTTTGAAACATCTATATCTAATAAATTAGCATAATATTCAGCACTCTCTTTAGTACTCATATATTTTGTAAAAACTAATATAGTTTTATCCTCTTGAGCTAGTTTCTTAATATCTTCAAAGTTTTCTAATTCAACTTTTTTAGTCTTTTTAAAAACTTTTAAATTAATAATATTAATATGTAATATTTCTTTTAATTCATCTGATAAAATATCTGTAGCAGTTAAAAGAATAACTTTTTTATTAGATATAATAGCATCAATAATATTATTAATTAGTTTTATTCCTCTTTCATCATCTTCTAAATAATGTGCTTCATCAATTATTAATGTACTTGTTTTATCTAATAATTCATTAGATAGGCTCTCATACACAACAACACCATTGAAATTATCTTCAGAAGTTTCGTCAAGGTGGAACTCTCCAGTAGAAATATAATTGATTTTATCGTAATCAATACCAATTTCATATGCTAATTGTCTAGTTGGTACAGAAATTATAAAATTATCATTTTCAGTTATAGCTTTAAATGTTTTACCACTTCCAGTACCACCTACATATAAATCAATTTGAAAATCCAATCCTTTTAATTCATCAAATCTTGAAGAAATTTCATCCTCTAATAATATATCTTCACTATCTACAATTTCATCTTTTATAGTATTCTTGATTTCATCCAACTCATCTGTTAAATCATAGAATGATAATAAATCAGTGTTTTTATCTTTAATTTTTTTAAGGATTTCATCTTTTCTATTAAAGAGAGAAACTATATTCATTTTTACGCCTTTTATTTTTATGTTTATATTATACTAACATAACCTTAAAATAACCTTAAATTCCTAATTTTTATATTCTTTTCTCCATTTTGGAAGCTTGAAATTTTGAAATCTTTCCTTGTAATAAAAACAATAGGTTTTATTTTCATCAGTTCCTCCAATAAAGAAAAAATCACCAAATGATTCATCTCTCATCAAATCACTTTTTTCAAATGGATTTTCATTGTTTTTACTAACTAAAAGCTCTCGGGATTTGTTACACTTATAACAAGAATAAATCGTGGATAAAACTTCGCCATCATCATTATCTATTTCGTAACTCTCACCATTAGTGAAAAGTATATGTGAGAATTTATCATCAAAGTCCTTATCGAACCCAGAAACTTCACGAACCCAATTATCTTTTTTAGCACAATTACGATTTGTTGCATAGATTTTTCCATCTTTAACGAAAAGCGTAATTTCAACACATTCGCAACTCTTATTTAAACCAAAAAAGTTAAAAGAATTCAAAATCTCTAAATTATATTTTTCAATTTTATCCATCATAAATTTATCCTTTGATATAATCTGATGTATTATCAAGACTTTCAGGCTTCAACATAATCTCACTAAACTCTCGCTGAGATATAATTTCAAAGTCTTCTAAAATTTTTTTATATCTTTTAAGTGGAGTTAAAAGAGGTTGTTTAAATTTCGTTGAAACGAAATCATTTATTTTTACTTCAATTTCGTTAAATTTAAACACTAGTGTATTATCAACTAATTCAATCGTTGTTAGTTTTTCTTTACTAATATTCACTAATGTATTTGTAAAACCACAAATTTCTAAAATTACCATTTCTATCCTTTATTTTTTTATACATATATTATACTAATATAACCTTAAAAGAAACTTAATTTATAAAGAAATATTCCCCTCTTATTTTTATCTTGTAATATTCGCCAGAGTTTATTATATTCATTGTTTTCTTACCGTTTTCAAATTCCTCTTTAGTTGATGGTAAAATATAATTTTTTGAATATTTTATAGCGTCATTGAAATCTATTTGTTTAAAAATATTTGTATATGTTATATCAAAAAACTTATCTTCTGCCTTAATATCTTTTATTTTTATATGCAAATATCCAAATTCCTCTTGAAAATTAAAATTTACACTAGACTTCAACTGTACATCAGTTAGTACAGTCAAAACCTTACCATATAAAATTCCGTTTTTCTCATACACATTTAAGATAGCTTTACCAAAACCAATATCAATAAACCCTTTGATATCGTTTATCTCTAAATCACCCTTGAATTTTTGGTGTAGTAATACTATCTTGTTTTTTTCAAATTTAACGTTTCCATTTATTCTATTTTTAAAGTTTTTTATGAAATGTGTTGTTGTGTATATAATTATTTCGGAATTTTTATATTTCTTAAAAAACTCTTTTAATTTCAATTTATTCACCTATTTTCACCTATTTTTTCGCAACTTTTTTAGAAGCTCTATTTTTTTCTCGTTGTTTTTCTGCAACCTCTAATCGTTTTTGAGTTTCATCATCTAAATGTGAATTATCCTTTGTACTTTTAGTTAATAATTTAGAAATTATTTTTCCTCTTACAAGCTCATCTGATATATAAATTCTTTTAAATTTATAATCACCATCTTCATCTATTATAGCTATACTAAAAGTGGTTTTATCTGTAATTTCATTTAAATTATTTTCATTTATGTTAGCTATTATATAAAGTGAGTTTGATTTCATTTCAAATTCAATTACTTCACCTATGATTGACTTTGGCTCTTTTTCCATCTGTTCTTGCCAATCAGCTGGATTAATAATGTATTCTTCATTTACGAAATCTCTAAAATCATACAATGCGATAGGGAGTTTGGTGTTTTTAATTAATGTTTCAACCATTTCTTTTTTATAAGTGTATCCGTTAAATAGTGGTTCATCTATCTTTAACAACCATTTCATTTTTATTTTTTTCATTTTCATACCCTTTATCAATTTATATAATATCTAAACTATAGGTTCTAAAGAGGTTAAACCTCTATAGAATTTATTACTTTTTCAACTTTTTTAGCAAGAGTTGCGGAAGTTTTCTTCATTTCGTGAATGTGTTTTACTTCTAAAGTTTTCTGTTTAGCCTTTCCACTCTCATAGATAACAAAATACCCATCATCGCTTTTTACTATTACTGCATTAAAATCAGAATTAGCAACCGTTTCACCAGATAAAAATTCTACACCATCAACGCCCTTGTTAAATGGGTCGTAAAAAATAGGTATTTCCGTTGTTATGTCTTCTTGTATTAAAATCGTTTCGCTCAAAATCTTCTCAATTATGTTCATATTTTTCCTTTATTTTATTAAATTACCAACCACTAACATTCATATTCTCTTTTGGCTGAGTTGGTTGTTGTGTTTGTTGAGTTGGTTGTTGTGTTGTGTCTTCTGGAGTTTCTTCACTTACTGATAAAGATTTATACATATCAGTATTTTTTAACAATCTCACAGCATAATTTATTAATGACTCCCTGTGTATTAAATCAGTTTCATATAAAATATCTAATGACTCTTCATCAAATTTTATAGTAATTTCTTTTGTCGTTTCTTTAGTTCTATCTCTCATTATTTTTACCTTTTATATTTCTTTCATATTATTTATTATCCTATTTGAAGATGAATAATCCATCTTCAAATTTCTAACTTTTTAATAGCTTTTTGTTATTCCACCCCAATGTACCATTAATCCGAAAATTAGTATAAACGAAACAAAAGCAAATGCTAATGTGAACATCCCATACCCATCTGGACTTTGTCGGTTCTTGTTGCATTCTTCGGCTCTTACAAAATTAACCACATTTAAACAAACCAATAGTAAAATTGAAATAAAATTAAAAAAAGCTTCAAAATCTGGAAACCACCCTAATTCAAACATAACTATCACTGAAACCAAAATCGAGGAGATTATAACTCCTGAATTTTTAGATAAACTTTCCATTATTTTTCCTTTAAATTTTATTTTCTAAAAGCCAACCAAAGGCTTCTAAATTTAAGACTATAACATTCACTATTACAAAACATTGATGAAATCTATCAATTAAAGAGTTATTTTTAATAAATAAACTATTTAAATAAATTGCACCAATGGTGTTTAATAAAATAAATGATGATATTATAGATGTGACTACTATACCAAAGAAAATATTGACACAAAGCAAAATAAATAAAATCATCACTGGAATTCCATAAAATTGCGAATCAACAAAATTTGTTTTTTTCATTTTTATCCTTTAAATTAATACCATTATTATATCTGAATAAACTTAAACTAACCTTAAAATCATGATTTTAGAGGGTAAAACCCTCTCATTTATTAAATCTTTCCTGTATTCAGAAGTTGAGAGCGTCAATTATATCTAATGCTCTCAAATCTTTTTCAGTTAAATGTTGTCCACAACTTCCGTTATTTTATTGTTTTCATAGCACCCATTTTGTTAAAAAACTCGTGAGGCATATAAATCACATTTTTATTCTCTTTGATTGCTTCAACTAATTTTTCTCTTATTTCAAGCTCTCTAGCTTTTAATATTCTTGGAGTTAGAGATGCTGATATCATTTTGTTATAATCGTGTTGTCTTTTAGCTTCCATCATTTTAATTCTATATTGAGCCTTAGCCACTTGTTCTTGCCCTCTAACTCTAGTAAGTTCAATTTGAGCTTGTGCTTGTTCTTGTTCAATTGCCATTCTTCTTTGTTTAGCTTTTTCAATTGCTTCTGTTACGATTTTTGGGTACTCAATGTTCCCTATTGTAACATCACTAATATCGATTGGCAACCCAACTAATTTTGGTTGTAATTCATTATATAATTCTTTTGTTATTCTACCATAATTTTTATTAACTTCATCAACACTGTATTTACTTATCACTTCTCTAGCTGTATTTAAAATCACCATTTTTCCATAAGTAAAATATACATCTTCTGTCAGTATTTTTTCGCCTTTTATTTTCATATCGTTAAAAATTGTATTCAATACTTCTTTATTTTGTGTCACTCTTCCTCTGAATACTATTTCAGCATTCAACGTTAGTTTATCTTTTAATAACACTTTGATTGGTTCTACAAACTTCTGAGTGGTTGTCTCCACAAGAATTAGTTCAGAATGTCCCAAAAACGGCATTGTTATTCTTGATGGGGGATAAACCTCTGGTTGAAACCCACCATTATCTAAAATTTTCCCTACATACCCAGCTGGAATTGTCTCCTTACAACCACTTATTAATAACACCATTCCAACTATCAAAATTCCCATTAATTTTCTCAATTTATTCATTATTTATCCTTATGTTTATAATCTTTTTGTTTATAATTTTTGTTTATAATTTATTTTCCAGTTTTAAAAAAATCTTTAAATAAATTATACGTTTTTCTTACATCTTCTTTAGTATAACCCTCCAACCAACTTTGGTTAAGCAAAGTATCAATATCACCCTCTCCATTTCTATGTCTTCTCATTATGTCGGATACTTTGCATATCTCAGGACATCTCCTTTCCTCGACTGGTGTTATATCAACTTCAGAGATATTATTCAAAAATGTCTTCTTTTGTTATTGTTTGTGACACATCATCAACACCTTGTTGAAATGAGTCATCTTCTACCTTTTTAGGTATATCTTGTTTTCTTTTTTGAATTAAAGAAGTATTACTTCTAACAACCTCGTTTTTATTTGTTCCGTCTTTTTTAATTGGTGCTATAAATACCAAAAACAAAACCACTACAAGTGAAATTGTCCAACCATTTACAAATTTATCCGTTTTTCTAAATGTACTGAAAGATTTAGAAGATAAAAATCCCACTATTATAGCAAGAACTATCTCGATAATCCACCAATAAGCCAGTGTAAATTCTATTTCCATTTTTCCCCTTTATATATTCAAGATTGATTTCCATTGTCTAAAAAAATTACATATTGTTTTTTCTTTTTAACTTTTTTAAAAATTTCTGTCTCCTTTTTTCTTTTTCATCTACAGAATTTGTCATTTTAGAATTTTTCCCTCCTTTCATCCATTTTTAAATTTCCTTGTAAATCTTTTATTCTTTTAACCATCATCTTTTCAGGAACTTCAAACTTATTTGATAATATTTTTGATAAAATTGAAAGAGGTATTTTTTCATCTCTATCTTCTTTATATAACTTTATTATTTTATCAGCTTCTTCGTGCACAGAAAATGATGGCATCAATAAAATTTCAGCAAATTTTATTGGTCTTAATTTCATTGGATTGCACCCAAAATAATCTAATATATCTAAATAAACTTCTTTAAAGCTCGTCTCACCATATTCTATTCTCGGAAACAATTCATACACCAAAACCCCAATTAGATAGGCTAAAACGATTGAGTTATCTCTTTTATCCATTTGTGTAGTTAAGGTTATTATTATTTCTTTGTTTAATAATTGAATTTGTCCTCCCAAAAGGCAATTACTAATATATCCAAATTTAATTTTCAAACCCATTTTTTCAGCTATTTTGAAAACATCAAAAGGAGCTTTTTTCTCTTTGAGAGCAAATAAAATTTCTGTTGGAGCTTTTCTTGAAAAATTTAGATATTTTTCTTCATTTTTCATTTAAATCCTTTTTGTGCTTCTTTTTTCTATTATATGCTTTCTTATTTGGTGTCGTACATTTAGTACTAAGGTTTATCTCTCTTTTTATAGCTGAGAGGATATTAAAATCTCTTTTTTTCATAATATCTCCAAATAAGAAACTGAAAAATACAGTTTCAAAACTTATTTTACATTATAATTATACTAAAATAACCTTAAACTAACCTTAAAATCATTTATTTTACTAGAATAAACCAAAGAACGATTTTGGTCTCGCTCTATCTAGTTTTTGTTTTTCTTTTGAGAATTTTTTGAAAAAATCTATGTAATCTTTATTTTTTAAAACACCTTTATTTTGAGCTCCTTTTTCATCACAAACGTGAAAACAATCGTAGGAACTTTCTGAAGCACTACACCCACCACAATAAACACAGTCATTACAATTACTACAAGATATGCAAATTTTGCAATTGATACATTCGTAACAATTACCGCAATTTTTACAATTATTACATTCATCACAAGAATAACAATTAGTACAATCGAGGCATTCATCACAAGAATAACAATTAATACAATCGAGGCATCCGTCACAATATTCACAATTAGTACAATTGTGACATCTGTTACAATTAACGCAATTAATACACCTATAATTGGAGCTATTTTTTGAATCAAAATAATTAAAATCTTCACCCTTTTCTTTTAAGAAGTCTTGAGTTATTATATTTTCTTTTTTTACTCTCATTACCCTTTTTGCATCTTTCATATTTTTCACTAAAAGGGAATATTTTCCCTTTTCAATAATCAATTCATTAATATTTTCATTAACCGAACTAACTGGACTAACTGTTTCAGCTATCTTTTTTAAACTTGTTTCTTTTTTCATATTTTGCCTTTAATGTTTCTACTAGAATAAACCAAAGAACGATTTTGGTTTTGGTTTTGGTCTCGCTCTATCTAGTTTTTGTTTTTCTTTTGAGAATTTTTTGAAAAAATCTATAGCTCTTTTATCTTTTAAAACACCTTTATTTTGAGCTCCTTTTTCATCACAAACGTGAAAACAATCGTAGGAACTTTCTGAAGCACTACACCCACCACAATAAACGCAGTCATCACAATTACTACAAGATATACAAATTTTGCAATTGTTACATTCGTGACAATTTTCACAATTTTCACAATTATTACAAAATTCACAACTTACACAATCGACACAGCCAGATGAAGCAATACAAAAATAACAATTTTCACAATTTTCACATTCATCACAAAATTCACAATTAATACACTCAGAATTGGAGCTATTTTCTGAATCTAAAGAATTAAAATCTTCACCCTTTTCTTTTAAGAAGTCTTGAGTTATTATATTTTTTCTTTTTACTCTCATTACCCTTTTTGCATCTTTCATATTTTTCACTAT